TCAACGGCGGTTCCGCTTGCTCTGGGGGTCAGTCTGGAACTCGGCGAACTCCAGCGCCGAGAAGCCGCCCATGGCGTCCGCCATGTCCTCATTGAGGACGTGGCCATAGCGACTGGTCGTCTGGATGTTCGAATGCCCGAGGAGGCGGGACACGAGCTTGAGGTTCCCGGTGCGCCGCAGCATCCGTGTCGCGAAGGTGTGCCGCAGGTCGTGGAAGCGGAAGTCCGGGATCCCGGCCGCCTCCAGTGCCGCCCGGAACTCCTCCGCGATGCCGCCGCCGCTCGCGGTCATCCTGACCCGCCGCGGCGGGACCGACTTGCGACTGAGGTAGGTGATCACGAACGCAGAATCCGGCTCCTGTTCGGCCCGTGGCAGGGACGTGAGGAACGCCCGCATCTCGCGGCTGATCGGGAAATACATGGTCCCGCCGCCCTTCAGCCGGAACAGCATTTGGCCCTCCTCGAGGTGCACGTCAGACCAGCGCAGATCGCAGATCGTCGCGAGGCGGGCGCCCGTCATGAGAGCGAACTTCACCCATGGGTGCAGGTCGGCCCGGAGGTGCTGGAAGAGCCGGTCCTGCTCGGTCCGGCTGAGCTCACGCACGCGCTCCTTCGGCTCCCGAAGCTCCGCCGCTCGCAGATCCACGTCGCCAACCTTGGCCCCATGTGTTGTCCGCATGTGCTGCAGTGCGCGGCCGAGCATCTGCAGTTGCCGGTTGATCGTGCCGGCCGCCGAGGTCTTCTTGCGCTTGGTCACGAAGCGGCCGATCTCAGCCTGCGTGAGGGCGGAGATGAGCATGGATCCGGGCATCACAGAGAGGATCATCCGCCCCTGGCTGATCGTGACGCGCTCGCTCGGCTGGCCTTGGGCGACGTCCGCGATGTAGGTGCCGATCGCCTCGGACAGGGTGAACTCGCCGCGCATGGAGGGCGCGCTCTCGGCCCGCACCCGCTCGGCCGCTTCTACGGCCTTTGCCTTCTCATAGTCCTCCGTGCCGCAAGATCCTCGAAAGCGACGACCCCGGATCTGGAAGTCGTATTGCCAGACCTTTGTTTTCGCGGTGCGGAAGGGCATCCGTCCTGCGTCCTGTCATTGAGAAAATCGTTGATGTCGTCGAGGCGGTAGCGAATCGTCCTACCGCCCAGCCTGACATAACGCAGGCCCTGCGCGCGATATATCAGAAGGGAGCGCACGCCGATCCGAAGCAGCGCCGCTGCCTCTTCCGGGGTCAACAGCTGCTCAGCCATGGCACGCCTCGGCGAAGCGTGTCACCTCATCGCCCCACACGGACCATCCCGGCCGGGCCTGGCGGCTGAAAACCTCGATCCGCTGCGCCTCCGGCATGAGCCGCTCCGCCTCGCGGAATGCCTCGTCGGGCTTCCGGGAGTGCTCGCGGATCTGGCCCTCGATCACGGACCGGACGGACCGGGTGGTCTTCACCTTCCCGCGGACGCCGATGAGGAACGGCTCTCCGGCGCACCGCAGGATATAGCCCGTCCCGAAGGCGAGCTTCCCGTGCCGCGTCCGCTTTGCCCAATGCCCGGCAGTCCTGAATTGGAAACCCCACGCCTCGAGCACGTCGAAGGCTGCAGGCAGCATCGGGTTTGTGGCCCAGAGCCAGAGCAGGCAGTTAGGACCGGCGAGCACCTCGGCAACCGGCAGGCCGCGCACCCACTCGGCCGACCGGCAGGTATAGTGGCGCTGGGCGCTCTTCCCGTGCCCCTTGTCCGACCAGGTGGAGAAGCTCCACGGCGGGTCCGCCATGATCAGATCGAACCCTCCCGCCGGCCGCAGCTCCTGCCATTCGCGCGCGATGGTCGCGAGGTCGCCGGTCATGCCCGGATCCTCCGTTCGAACTCGGGCCAGTAAAGGCGGCGGGCCTCGTCGACCGTGCGCCGCACGATCTCGACCGACGACAGCGGGAGGAAGCCGGTCCCGCCGCAGACATTGCAGGGGATGGCCGGCCGTGAGATAGGCGCGGTGTCCTGCATCTCGCGGCGCAGCTGGCACGCCGGGCAGGTGTCGTGGTTCCCGTGCAGCGTCGGATCAGGCATCGGCGGCCCTCGCAAACATGTCTGCAGACCACCACGCCGCCTCTATCCGCGCCTCTGCGATCGCAACGTGATCGGGATCGAGCTCGCATCCGGTGAAGCGGAACCCTTCGAGCACGGCCGCCTTCCCGGTGCTGCCAGACCCCATGAAGGGATCGAGGATCAACCCACCTGGCGGCGTCACGAGACGGCACAGGTAGCGCATCAGGTCGGTCGGTTTGACGGTTGGGTGATGGTTCCTCGCATGGCCGGAGCCGCGGCGCCCGTCGCGCGCCATCGCGCTTGTCGGGTCGATCTTCAGGGACGGCCGGGACGGCAGGTGCTCGCAGCCCTCATTCCGATCCTCGGCGCTCGCCTTCGCGCAGTAGAAGAAGCGGGCCGCGCTGCCTTCATCGCCGCGCGGGTCGGGGTTCGATCTGCTGACGTGCTTGAGCGCGCCGAAAACGCTGTTGCCTTGCTCGCTACCGTCGACGCGGGCACGGCCCTGCTGCCCTGGCGCCGGCGGGAAGGCTGCGGTCACCTCGTCGCTGCCGTCGTGGATCAGGTTGGCGGGCCAGCGGCCAAAGGCCTCGCCGGCACGCTCTGCGCGATACGCCTCCGGGCTCTGACGACTTTCCATCCTTCCTTCCCGCTGAGCTTCAGAGGCGCCGCGCGTGCTCAGGTGATTGATCGAACCTTGGCGCCGGCTAATGCTGGGGTTTGTCTCGCCGTCAGTCGGCACTCGGCAGCCGTCGATATTCAGCGCCCCGGTGCCGTGCTCCATGACATTCTCGGCGACCGTGCCGATCAGCGGCTTGCGCGCGACGGTGATTGGCTCCAGCGACGGCTTAAGCGCGGTGCCCCAGCCGTTCCAGTCGCCTGACAGATTGTGCGACTTCGGAAACCCGGACCCGTAAACCCACGCGATCATGTCGCGGATCTCGAACCCGGCATCTTCGATCCGCGCGGCCATGCGGTGCTGCGTCCGCGTGCCGGCGAATGCGAGCAGGTGAGCGCCAGGCTTGAGCACCCGCAGGCATTCGGTCCAGATCTCGACGGACGGCACGTCATAGTCCCACCGCTGGCCCATGAAGCTCAAGCCATAGGGCGGATCGGTGACCACGGCATCCACGCTGCCATCCGGCAACGTGCGCATGGATGCGAGGCAGTCGCCGGGCAAGATGGTGATGCCGGGGATCATGCGCGCACCCTTTCCAGCACCGCGCGGGCCAGTTGCTTGATCCGCGTCTCGTCGGTCGGGGTCGCCCCCTCTTCGCCGCCGTAGGGGTTGAGGATCCCATGCGACTGAGATGCCTTGAGCCCGAGCGTCTCCATCAGCACCGGGTCGGACCCGCCGTCGACGTGCAGGTAGTGGGCCGTGACGGGCCGCCGCTGGCCGTAGCGCCTCGGCCGCCCGTTGACCTGGGCGTGCACCTGCGGGGACCAGTCGAACTCGCCGTGGACGACGTTTGCGCAGCGCCCCTGCAGCCCATCGAGGCCCGAGCCGGACCGGAGCGACATGATCATGAGATCGGACCGGCCCTCGATGAAGTCGGCCTTCGCCTTGTTCTTCGCGGACACAGACTCGGTGCCGGTGAACATCACCGGCCGCAGGTCGGCCAGCGCCTCGTTCCAGATCCTGTAGACCTCGCGGTGCCATCCGACGAGCAGGACAGGCTCTCCGGCCTCGACGATCGTACGGGCATAGGCCGCGACAGAACGGGCTTTCGCGACGCCGGTCTCCTGTCGCAACAGGAGGTCCAGCTCGCGGGCCGCTTGGCCCCGATCATGCCACCCGCCGGACAGCACCCGCTGGGCAAGGCGACGCTGCAGCTCGCGGTCCGTCTCGACGTCGCCCTCGTGCCAGCCCACCTCGAGCACCACCTTCGACAGCGGCGGCAGGGTGGAAGCGACCTCCGCATCCTCGTTCGTCCGGCGGAGCGTGATGCCCTCATCCTGCAAGTAGGCGCCGAGCGCCGCCGGGTCTTTCACCAGCCAGTGCGAGCCGTGCGACGTGCACCAGTTGGTCAGGAACTCGTGCCAGTGGCCGAGAGCGCCGGGCGCGATGAATTGCACGATGGCGTAGATCTCGGAGCCGTAATTGTAGATCGGGGTCGCCGTCAGGCCGAGCCGATAGGTCGCCGCCTCGCAGAAGGCAGCCGCACCGCGCCCCTTTTCGGTTCCCTGTCCATGCCGAAGCTCTTGGATCTCGTCGAAGATCACCGTCTTGTGGCCGAGGGTGGCGGCGTAGTCGGCCCACGCGCCAATGTTCGAGTAGCGGAACAGATAGATGTCGGCCGGCGGCAGTGTCCTCGCGTTCCGGTCCGAGACAGCGTGAGCGCGGAGGTGGGTGAACCGCTCGATGTATTCCTTGACCCACTGCGTTGAGAGGTGGGGCTGGACGACCACGACGGCGGGCAGACCCCAGCCATCCGAGATCGCCGCCAGGGCCGAGACCGTCTTCCCGAGCCCGACATCATCGAGCAGCAGGAGCCGGCCGGAGGCGCGCAGCATCTCGGCCGCGCGCAGCTGATACGGGAAGGGCGAGGTGCCATCCCGGAAGCCAGGCGAAAGCGTGGGCGTGTAGTCTGGACGCATCAGGCGCCCCAGCTGGTCGCGGCCGCGGTGATAGGCGGCCAGGCCCTCGGCCAGCCGCGCCGCGGCGTGCTCGGTGAGATCGAGGGGGTAGCGGCTCATGAACCAGTCGAGATCGACCGCCATGTCCGGTCGGTCCTTCAGGACGAAAGGCGGGGTGGAGCCCTCGGGGATGCCCTTGAACATGCCCTTGAACCGCATCGAGACGTGCGGCTGCATCGACCTGACAAGCCACTGACCGCCGTCGAAATCCACGCGCCCGAGCATCAGAGCCACCCGCGGGAAAGGGACACCGAGCGGAACGGCTTGCCCTCGATCTCCCGCATACTGGCGGGCCACGCCCGTCCGGTCGCGAGGACAAGGGCCGTCACTGCCTCGAGCTTCGCGTAGCGCGTCAGCTGGGCGAAGATCTCCCGCTTGCTGTGCTGGACCTTGACCTCAATCCCCACGCCTTCCACCATGATGTCGATCCGCTCCTTGTCTGTCAGCACGACCTCGCGCCGGACCTCGAGCCCGTCGCGCGCGAGCGCCGCCGCGATGGCATCGTGGGCAAGGCGCTCGTTTGTGATGTTGACCCGTGTGCCCTCGATCACGCGGGCGATGCGGGCAGTGAGGATGGCAGGATGCGTCACGCCACGGCCTCCTCTGCCGCCCACTGATCCACAATGGCGATCCTCTCGCCGATCCAATCGGCGCAGTTGACGGCCCACGAGTTGCCGAGGACCTTGTAGCGCGGGCCGTCCGCCGCCCACCTCACGCGCGTCTGCCTGCCCTTCAGCGGCAGAGGCACAAGCGTGAAGTCTGGCGGGAAGCCCTGTAGGCGCTCGCACTCGCGAGGGGTCAGGCGACGGACCAAGTATGGCATGGCGATAGTAGGTTGACCCTGCCCCGGCTTGCCGCCTCCGGTAGTGAGTTGCGACATGACGCTGCCGTCTCCACCGCAAAGGCGCACCTCGGCGAGGCTGTTCTCAGCGAAAGCCACCGCCGGAGGAACGCCTGCGTTTGCGTGGCTGCCGTCATGTGCTCCAGCTCGGAGCGTCGGAGACAGGTCGAACTCGGCGTCGCCGCCATAATCCTTCGATGAAAAGGCGATGGCTGGAGGATGTGCGCCGGCCGCCAGCGGGTGGCACGGGTCGCCGGGCTTCGGTTTGGAGCGATTGGCTGCGCTGGTGATCTGCGTCGTGTCGAAGGGGAGCGCGGCGTGGGCGATCATGTTGAACCCATCGGCGCGGCTGTAGTCGTCGCACGTCGTTTGCAGGCAGTTTGCGACCGACGGAATTAATCCTCCGTCGCAGTCGAAATCCGTTCCGAGGCCGCCACCGCCTGAAGGGCGCGCGCTAAGGGTGGGGGCAGGTCTTTGCCCCGCTTCTCGGCGCGGCGGAGGATGCCCTGACAGGCTTTCGCGGTCAAATAATACCGCCGCGGCACGTCGCCAGTCTCCAAGATATCCGACAACGAACACACGACGGCGGCGCTGAGGGACAGCGAAGGGGAAGCGGCGTGTTCTGACGTGCTGAGCGTCCAGAACTCGATAGGCGAACCCATACCCGAGTTGCCCCAGCATCCCGAGGAAGGTGCCAAAATCCCTTCCTCCGTTACTGGACAGCACGCCGGGGACGTTCTCCCAAACCAGCCAGCGGGGCCGATACCGGCCTGCAATGGCGCCAAAGGTGAGCATGAGGTTCCCGCGTGGGTCAGCCAGCCCCTTTCGCAGTCCCGCGACGCTGAATGACTGGCATGGGGTTCCTCCGCAAAGAAGGTCAACTGTGACATCGGGCCAATCCTGAAAGCGGGTCATGTCGCCCCAGTTGGGGACGGTCGGGTAATGGTGCGCGAGGACTGCGCACGGGAACGGCTCGATCTCGGAGAAGGCGACCGGCTGCCAGCCGAGCGGGTGCCACGCCATCGTCGCAGCCTCGATGCCGGAGCAGACGCTGAGGTATCGCAGCGCGTCAGCCATGGCGCGAGCCCTCCCGGAGCTCGCGGTCGCGAGCCACGGCCTTCTCAATCGCCGCGATGGTCTGGACGCGGCGCCGCTCGTGGCTGCCGTCCACCACGCCCCAATGCCAGAGGCCGCAAAAGCGGCAGTGATAGACCCGCGCCTCGCCGATCACCCGGCCGGCACGGATCATGGCTTTCATGGCCGCGCGAGCATCGCCCGAGGTCTGGTGCGACCGCTTGCTCTCGCAGCTGCGCGCCCGCGACGCGCCGCGGAAGGTGGTGGGGTGGTCAGCCATGTGCCACCTCCGGCATCCCGTCCCAGGTGCGCCCGTCGAGCAGGCGGCCGGCTGCCCGCTTTCCGACGCGAACCGCCTCGTGGTCCGTGTCGTATTGGCAATGGTCGAACGCGCCGAAGCCGGGCCCGTCTCCGCCGGTCAGGTTGCGCAGATCGGGGACGCCGATCCATTCGCCGTGCTGCTTGAACAGGAACGGCACGCCGGCGGCCTGCGCCTGATCCCGCAGGGACCGGGCCCAATCCGGGTGCATCGGCCGCGCGTGGCGCCCGCTCTCGCCCCCGACGATGATCCAGTCGAGACCGCCAATTTCGTGGATGTCGCGGCTATAGCAGTGCTGGCACCAGCAGTCGTCCTCGTCGGCGCCCCATTCCTCACTGGTCGAGATGCGGCCGCACCCGCCGCACCGCGCCATGTAAAAGGAGAGCTTCGGCATCCAGCGCGTCAGATCCATCTGACCGAGCAGCGGCTCAAAGCTCCCAAACCGCACCGCTGCGGGCGTGGCGAGCAGGTCCGGGATCCGCTCGTCCGCCCGCTGCTTATCCTCGGCCGAGACGCCGAGCCAGACATTGGGGAGGGGCTTTCCTGCCTCGAGCAAGGTGCGCGCGGCGGACAGAGCGTCTTCGAGAGCCGCGGTCTTCTCGTGCCACGCCGGGCTCCCGTTGGGGTCGTCGTCGCATGTCACGCGATAGTCCGCGTCCCGCCACTCGTCGGTTTCCTCCAAGTCGTAGATGTCGAGCTTCGACACATATTCCCGCATCCGCGCCGCCCGCTTGGTCAGCACCTGAAACGTGTGCTGCGGGGCCAGCGCCATGACCGCGAACACCCGGTCGATCCACTCGTCCGGCACCGCTTCGTGGAACAGGTCGGCATGGGCGCAGACAAAGATCCGGCGCGGGCGGCGCCAGCGGAGCGGCTGGTCGAGCCATTGCTCATTGAGACGGACCTCGCCCGTCCAAGCGGCGACCCCGGCCGCGTTGCGCCGGGTCAGCCCCGCCCGGCTCGGGTGCTGGGAGAGACGAGTGGCGGCCAGATCCGCGGCGTAGCAGTGCTGGCAGCCGGGCGAGGCGAGCGTGCAGCCCGTGATCGGGTTCCAGGTCGCGTCCGTCCATTCGATGGTGCTGGTCTCAGCCATGGAGCCCTCCGGTCAACAGGATGAGGAGCCCGTGCAGGGCGGTGATGGTGAGCCCGATAGCGGCCGGGCCTGCCAGGCAGCCGACGAGGAGCCAGACGACCCACTCGGGGATGAGGATGGGACGGTGCGCCATGGTCAGCTCTGCGCAGACATGAGGTCGAGCACGCGCTGGGCGGTGCAGCCAAGGCGCTGGGCGGCCAGGCGCTGGGCGACGCGGCGGGCGATGCCGATCCGGTCGACTGCAGAGGGGATGCCGCCCGGCAGGAGGGGAGAGGCGGCGGCGACCTCCTCATCCCAAGCGGTGCGGATGGTGTCGTCGAGGAAGGCCTCGGTCTGGTCGAGGTCAATCACGGGAGACCTCCGCGGCTTTCGCGCGAGCCTCGGCCCGGTCAAGCCGCTCGATCTCGGCGAGCAGCAGAGCCGCCGCCTTAACCTTCCGCCGCCGCACGTCGGGCTCCGGCTTGATCTTCCACCCGCAGGCAAGCTCAAGCGTCATGGCGAGACCGATGTCGTCGTCCTGATTGAGCAGGGGCTCACCATCCACCTGCGCCTCATACGGCAGCGCATAGAGCCCGGCGGCCAGCCCGAGTTCGCCAAGAGTGTGCACGTCATCACGCTCGGGCGTCCATCCTTCGGCGCTGATCTGGCGGGCGCGCTCGGTCAGCACGTCCTGCGCCGCCTTCGTCAATCCCGGCCGAGCGCCTTGGCACGAGCAGTTGTCATCAGAGCCGAGGCACCGGCAGCGCGTGGTTGCGTCGCTCACCGCCTCGTGCAGGCTGATCATGCCGCCGAGCGTGGTGGCCTCGGCGATGGCCGCGTCCGCCACGGTGATGGCGGTCTGCAGGGCGTTGCCAAGCTCGGCCGAGCTGTGTTTCCACGCGGCGGCGGCCACCGGGCGGACGTCCGCGAGAGGATCGTGATCGGTCATCACCAGGAGCTCCGCTCATGGGCCTGCGCCACCGTGGCGGCAGTGCGGGCGGCGACGTGCTGCCAGGCAGCGACGACAAGGAAGGTCGCGGCCATGAAAGCCACCGACATGCCGAGGATGGTGGACAGGCCGACGGAATGGCTCTGGGGCGCGTAGACCGGAGCGCGCAGAGCCCGCGGCGGGGCGAGGCCCACGCTATTGCACTCGGCCGACGAGAGCGGCGGGAAGGCCCGGGCGGCCCGGGGCGGCAAGGGCGCGCTGCCCGAGGTGCCGAGCGGCACGGCACCGCGCGCGCCGAAGGCGATCACGAGGCACTCGTTCCGGGCGGCAACGTCCCGCGGGTCGCGGCTGGTGGCGAGAAGCTCGGCGGCGCGGCGCGCGCGGGCCGGAGGCAGGTCGATAATCATTCCGGGGATCCTTTCTTGGCGCAGTCCGAGCGCCGCCTCGAGTGCGGCGTCCAGCGGGTGAAAATGAGTCGGAAGGCCTCGGTCACGGCGGCCTCGACGTCGGCTTCGGAGAGGGGGCGGGGTGCGGTCATTGCCCGAGCGCCGCCCGCGCTTGCTGCAGGATGGCGGTCACCTCGGCCGCGGTCTCGTGGTCGGCGTCATGCTCGAGCGCGAGATCGTCGAGGCCGCGCTCCGCGGCGACCACGAGCATGTGCATCTGCGGCTCGGTCAGATCGAGGATGGCATAGCGCTGCACGGGCTCGGCGGTGGGGTAGCGAAAGGCGAGGGCACTCATGACGTCACCGCCATGAACTTGCGGTGGACCGCCGCGCGCTCGGCTTCGACCGCCGGGCTGTTTCCGCCGGCGAAGATCGCGGTCAGGGCAGTGAACGACGCCGCGCCGGAAAGGGCGATGAAGGCGAGGGCGAGGAGGGTCACGACAGGAGCTCCTCCCGCTCGGCGCGAGTGTCCGCAATATCGAACGCGGGCGAGGCCGTGAGCGAGACGCGGGCCGAGCGGAACCAGAGTTGAAGGTGCAGCTTCTGACCCGGCGTCAGCGCGCCGATGCCGTGGTGCGGGTGAGCGATGAAGTCGGGGGCTTGGGTTTGCATGAGGTCTCTCCGTCATGGTCGGGCGGCTCATGTGTCGCGCCCGATGAGGAGAGCCTATGTCCTCTATAGAGGATAGTCAACATTTAATGTCCGCTATAGAGGACATTAGCGCGCTGCCCGATTCCCGACGAGGCCGGAAAGGAATGAAAAAGCCAGCCGAGGCTGGGCGTTAGTCATGGCACGGTGGGTCCTTCAGCGCCGCCGGATCGCGGGCTGCCGCGGCATGACGGGTCCGGTCCTCCGCCTGGCAGAGGCGATCTCGGCTTAAGGTTGAGACGGCCCGACCGATTGTCGCAGGCGTCTTGCCACAAGATTGACCAAATCTCGGCTGATGTCTAAATCGAACAGATAAAGAACATACAAGGTGATTTTATGCCGCTTGCCGAATTTCTGGCCGCTCTCGCTGCTCTTTCTCCGCAGGAGAAGCGCATGATTTTGGAGACGGTCAGGACGCGCTGCGGGCTCGGAGGAGTGTGATCACCGCATCGCGAGCCTCGGGGCTTTCCTTCATCGTGCTGAGGAGTTCGAGATCCTCGGGCGTCACTTCCACGCCGTAGAGCACCCACGGGAGGCTCACCGGGATCTGCTGACACACGGCCATGAGTCTCTCGATGGTCGGGTCCTTTCCCTCGACCAGGATCGAATGCACATATCCGGCGCCGGCGCCCGCGGCGATCGATACGCTGCGGCCGCTCTTCCCGCTCGCTTCGAGCGCCTGTTTCAGTCTTCCACGCCAAGCATCGTTCGTCATGAGGGCAGTATCCGCGAAAGCGGATACCGATGCACGTCCTCTATAGAAAGCGCTTGATCTGTCCTCTATAGAGGATAGTATGCAGGTCATGACCAAAGATACCCAAAAGCTGCTGAAAGAAATCGAGGCGTTCCTGCAGGCGTCAGGGATGGGCGCGAGCTACTTTGGCAAGAAAGCCACGGGCAACTCCGAGCTTGTTGCCCGGCTGCGTGAGAATGGTCGTGTGTGGCCCGAGACAGCTGCAAAGGTTCGATCCTTCATCAAGCGACACGAAACCTCTCATGTCCGCAATAGCGGACGTGTGATCTCCGAGGGCCGCCGTCAAGAGCGGCGCGCCGCAAAGCGCGGAGAAGCCGCATGAATTCGGCCGACACGGTTAAGGGACAGTTGCGTTCGGCCGTCTACCGCCAGAACCGGCGCACGATCATCCCGAGCACCACGAGGCCGACGACGGACCAGACCACGGCCTGCGAGCCGTGCGGGGCAGCGGCCATCACGACCGCCGCAATGATCGCGAGCGAGGCGACTCCGGCCGCCGCGCGCAGGACGGTCTCGCCGAACAATCCTCCCGCCCGTCTGGGCTTCGGGGCGCGGTCGCGGGTCTCGTCCATCTCTTCCGGAAACATCGGCACCTCCTGCACTGGCACATTGCCCAGCGTAGCGGTCGCCGTCCAATCGCACAACCGCGGCGCGTGCGCGCCCACCATGGAGCAGCATCATGCTTGATGTGCAGTCCCACCGCTGCCTGCAGCCCAACCGTCACGGCGAGATCCCGATGTTCCGCGACGAGGCGGACGACGGAATGAAGGGCGCCCGCGCCGCGGCGATCGTGATCTCCGCCGGCTCGGTCGTCATCGGCGTGACCGTCGTCCTGATGGCCTCTTGGGTTCTCGGCTTCTGACAATCTGGACCGCCGCGCCGAGGTGCGGCGGTCGACGATCACCAGCGCGCGGACGTGGAGGGCGGGTATCGTGGCCGGTCCAAAAGCAAGCCGAAGATCTGACTGCGCAGCTGGGACGGGAGACGGGTCTTCGGAAACAGCGGCATCGGCTGTCGAGAGGGCGAAAGCCTGGCCGGACGCTCCTCCTTTTGCAGGGGAGGCTCTTACGGCGCGCCGGGCGCCAGCGTCCCAACCGGATCAGAGCTCCCGCCGCGCATCCTCCCTCTGCGGCGGGAGCCGAGACCCAGCCCCGGCAGGATCAACGCGAGCGAGGTGACGCCATGACGTTTCAGAGACAGGCACGGTCCACCCGGCAGGACGATGAGCGCGTGCTCGCGCTGCTCGCGGCCCGGGCCACGGCGACCTCCGAGGAGGTCGGGCGGCAATTCGGCATGAGCAGCGCCCAGGTCCGCGCGATGACGCAGCGCGTGTTGAATGACGACATGGACCTGTCCGGCGAAGACCGGAAGACGGTGCGGACCTTCTATCCGTGGGCGCGGCAATGAGCGGCGCTCAGACCCTGCGCGACGTCGTGATGGGCTTTCCCGAGCCGGAGCGCCTCGATGTCGCCCTCGGGTTGCTGGACGACATGTGCGGCGGATCGATCGCCCACCTCGCCTATTACGCCTCGACCTACGGTCTCACGCTGCAGGAGTCCCGGGTTGTGTCGCTGCTCGCCCAGCGGTTCCCTGCCGTCGTTCCGAAAGAGGCACTCCACGCGGCCGTCTTGCCGATGCGTGGCGAGACGGAGCCCAAGATCGTGGACGTCTTTGTCTGCAAGGCCCGAAAGAAGCTCGCCCCGCACGGCATCCGGATCGTCACCAGCTGGGGTGTCGGCTTCTCGATCGACCGCGACATCCGCCCGGCGCCGGAAAAGCTCGCCGTCCCGGATGGCGTCGGCCTCATGACCCGCCGCGGAAAGGTCGCTCTGGTTCCGGAGGAACGCGCGAACACAGGCGCCCCGTGGACCGAAGAGGACGACGCTGAGCTCGCGCGCATGGTCGGAACCGGCTCGGACTGGTGGGCCATCGCCAACGAGCTCGGCCGGTCCGAGCGGTCGGTGATGGAGCGCCACTTCACCCGCCGCCGCCGCAGCGGAAAGGGCAACCGGCAATGACCCCGGCAGTGACCTTCGAGGAAGGCATCATGGATTGCACCTGCGATCCGGCCGAGGAAATGGCCACGCTGCGCGTCAACCTCGACCGGGCCCGCGCCGAGCGCCTGATCGGCATCGGCCGGCGGACACAGGAGGTCCGCCTCTGCAATCTCGACGAGATGGACTCGGCCGTCGCGATGTTCACGAGCGCGAAGGCCCGAGCCCGGGCCGGCTTCGAGCGCCGCGTAGCCCACGACAGTCTCGCCGCTCTCCGCCGCATCGCGGACCTGATCCGCGAGGCGAAGCGCCGCAAACGCTGACACCGCCGGGCCCGCGCCCGCGGGCCGGGCAGCAACCCCCACTGAGGACCGAACCATGAGCGACACCCTCGATTCCTACAACATCACCGCCGACGAGCTGCGCCAGTTCGTCGAGCGCTATGAGCAGCTCGAGGCCGAGAAGAGCGACATTGCCGAGCAACAGAAGGAGCTGATGGCCGAGGCCAAGGGCCGGGGCTACGACACGAAGGTCCTGAAGAAGATCGTCGCCCTGCGCAAGCGCAAGCCCGACGACATCGCCGAGGAGGAGACGATCCTCGAGCTCTACAAATCCGCGCTGGGGATGGGCTGACCATGACGGACGCGGATCACCTGGCATGGCGCATGAGGCAGGCCCGGATCCTGCTCGCTGCGCGCGAGGACCTCCTGATGACGCAGGAGGATTACGAGCGCTGGAAGCTCGAGCTGATGGAGCCGCGCGGCTTCTGGGCTCGGCTGTCCTGGCGCCTTTTCGGGATCTGAGGGGGCGATATGAACGAGACCGATCTGAGAGCCATGTGGGATGCCATGACACCCGATGAGCGCGACGCCCTATCAGCGCGTGTAAGCGGGGCAGTAGACGGTCTGCGCGGCCAGGTGCTGGCAATCGTTGACAGGGCGAACGCTGACTATGCCGCCGGCCGCTTCGATCCTCGAGAGGTCGCGTGGATCAACGCGGAGGACCATATTGGGGACGCCCCCAAAATGGTCCCGCCCCCCGCCGAGGCGGTGGAGCGGCTGGCTGATCAGTTTGACGACAAAGCTGGCGGCTGGCCGGGTTTTGCCGAAGACGCAGCCGACATGCTCCGCGCCCTCGCGGCCGAGCGCGATGCCCTGCGCGCCGAGGTTACGAAGCTGGAAGGCGAGCGCATCGACCTGATCTCCGACATGGAGCGGGCACAGGCCGCACTGTCGGAGCTGGCTACCGCTCGTGAGCAAGCCGAAGCCGCACTGACCGAGGCGCGCGCCGCGACAGGCGCGCTGATCGAGAAGGCGGAGAGTGGCGTCAGGCGCTTGGACACCGGCTGGTATGACGGAGTGAGCGGCGACTTTCACCGGCACAGCCCTGAACAGATGAGGATGTATGCCGTCCAAGCCATCCGCGCCCTGACCCCCGCCGACGCCACCGCAGCGCAGGCGGCCCGCGACAAGGCCACGCGCGAGGGCTGCGCCGCGCTCGTGGGGCGCTGGCGGGACATGATCCGCGAGATGGAGCTGTTCGAGCACTTCCTCGACCGGCTGCCTGACATCATCCGGAATGAGTATCTCCATGAAGAGAAGCCGGAATGGCGCGGAGGTTTCCGGACATGACCGTCGCCTTCCCGTGCCGGATCGAGCTGCCTTGGCCACCGAAGGAGCTGTCTCCGAACGCGCGCCCGCATCGAATGGTGCTGGCCAAACGCAAGCGGGAATATCGCGCCGACTGCGCGTGGCTGGCCAAGGCCGCGTGCGGGAAGCTGAACGCCCAGCGCGCCGAGTTGCGCTTCACCTTTCGTCCGCCGGACAGGAAGGGGCGAGACAAAGACAATATGATCGCATCCATTAAGGCTGGGATCGACGGACTTGCGGACGCGCTGGGCGTGGATGACCGCCGGTTCGAGATGGACTTCGAGATCGGCGAGCCCGTCAAGAACGGCGCCGTGATCGTCGAGGTGACCCCGGCATGACGGTCTCGCGTCGCATCCCTCCTGCGCGCGTGCGGGCGCTCTGGGCCGACACCTCGCGCTCTACGCAGGATATGGCGGAAGAGCTCGGCATCACGCGCCAGGGCCTCTCCGACATGGCACGGCGCCTCGGTCTGCCGAAGCGCCGGACCAACTACGAGGCCCAAAAGCGGGGCTCTGACGCGCTGTTTCGGGAGCTGTGGCTGGCAGGTGTCTCCTGCGAGGAGATCGCCCGCCACCTCGGCTATGAGAGCCACCGTGGCGTGGTCCAGCGGCGCGAGATGATGGGGTTGCCGCAGCGCACGCGGGGCGGCCCGCGCGGATGGCGCGAGACCATCACCATGGCCGAGTTCCACGAGCTGCAGCTGGCCCGCCTGATGGCCGCCGAGGCTGAGGCCGTGCGCGCCGCCACAAAGAGGATCACGGCATGAGCTCCACGCCTTATATGCCGCTCTACATCGGCGACTATCTCTCGGACACCACCGACCTTAGCACCGAGGAGCACGGTGCCTACCTGCTGCTCCTAATGGCGATGTGGAAGAAGGGCGGCCACCTTCCGAACAACCCGGCCAAGCTCGCCCAGATCTGCCGCGTGACGCCGCGCCGGTGGCCGCAGGTCTGGGCGGCGATCGAGCAGTTTTTCGTGATGGAGGATGGCACGGTCACGAACGACCGGCTCCGCTCCGCGCGCGAAAACGCTGACAAAACGGCGACGAAAAGGGCAGAGGCGGGAAGCAAGGGCGGAACCGCTAAGGCATTGAAAGATAAGGGACGGCCTGTAGCAAATGCTACAGCCGGGCCAAAGCATAGTCATATTTCAATGTCAGAAGATGGTGGTGGTGGTAGCGCGTGCGCGCGCGAGGCCGACCTGACCGACCGGGAGCGGATCCTCGAAGCCATCGGCGTGGACCCGGTGTCAGGGCTGACCGGCCGCGGCGGATGCAGGCTCGGGACGCAGGCCGACATGGCCGAGGCGCGCCTGTGGCTCGAGCTGCCCGGGATGACCCTCGAGACCATCTGCGCCGAGGTCAGGCGGATCATGTCCGAGAAGGCTGACGGCCCGCCATCGAGCTTCCGGTATTTCACGACCGCCATGCGCCGCCTGTCGGCCGCGCTGGCCCAAGCCCCCCTCACGCCCCTGCAAGTGATCCCAGGAGGAAAAGCCAATGACCGGCTCCGCTTTGATGCCGCGCACCGCGAGTTCACCCGTCGCCTCGCTGCGGGAGAAATCCAGCGCGGACCTGATCCGAGCGATCCGTTCGCCTAGCGACGAGGCTTTCACGCTCGACCGGACGCGCACTTGCCTGCGCCTGTTCTTCGAGCCCGACATGCTTCCGGAAGATCGTGCGGCGGTGATCGACAGCTTCGGCCGTGCGCTCGCATCCTTCCCGCGGTGGGCCGTTTCGGCCGCCTTCGACGCCTACGAGAAGACCGGGACGCACCGGCCCGCGCCGGCGCAGATCGTGCGCCTGGCCGAGGCCGAGCTCAAGCGGATCACGGACGAGGTTGCCCGGCGGGAGCGCATCGAGGAGGAGCGCGCCGCGGAGCAGCGTCCAGCGGTGGACGCAGGCAGCGCCCGCGCCATCATGGACGCGGCAGGCTTCACGCCTCGGCGCATCGAGGCGCTGCGGGCCACGCCCATGGCCGGGACGTTCGCAGAGGCCGAGTCCCGCAAGGATGCCCCGCGCGCCGTGCATTGGAGCGAGACGGCAGACCCGGACAGCGAAGAATGGCGCATCCTCCGCGCCTCGCGCGAGGCCAATCCGCTGATCCGGGCTGCCCGCGAGGATGCCGCCCGCCGGGCCGCGCAGGAGGCGCAGGACGAATGAAGCGCGACGAGATCATCCGGGCGCTCGAGGGCGAGATCGCCAAGCGGGATCGGATGATCCAGGGGTTCCTGCGGGCCGGCCGCCGGCGCCGCGGTGGCGACGAGCCCGCGCCACGCCAGGCGGAGCTCGGGATTGCCGCATTTCCGGTAACAGAGTTCGCGATGGGCCCCGGCGCGCATCTGCCGCTGCCCGACACGCTGCAGGACGTAGCGGAGGTGATCGGCCGTGAGGCGGCGCTGCGCCTCGCCGAGGGGCTGCCGCAATGCGGGAGCCGGAGCTGGCGGCGCATGGTCTATGTGCCGCAGAAGATGAAGGAGGGTCACCCGCTGGTGCGCCTGATCGGGCGGGAGCGCGCCGAGGAGCTGCGCCGGAGCCACACGAACATGATCCTCGAGGTGCCTGTCTGTGTCGAGATCCGCGCGGCCTATCGAGAGCACGTCATCCGCCGGCTGAAGGCTGCCGAGATGCCCGAGCAGGAGATCGCCCGCATGGTCGGTGTGGATGTCGCCGCCGTGCGGGCCGTGGCCGCCGCCGCGCCAGAGGAAGGCGCTGCCTGCCACGGGCAATCTGCGGGCGATAGATGCGTGGGCCGGACATGAGCACCACCGGGCAGAGGAAGACGCGGATGCTGGATCGGGGCGAGGTGGTGCTGAATCAGGCCACCAATGCGGTGGCGGTCGCCTCGATCATCAGCGCCGCGTGGATCCCCACGCTGAAAGAGGCCTCGGAGATCGCCGGATACCTCATGCCGATCCTCGGCGTGATCTGGCTGCTGGTGCAGATCGTCCGCGCCACGGTGGGCGCGGTCCTGGGGCGGCGCAAGGGGAAAGCGGAATGAAGGACGCGGTGAAACAGCTGCAGACCGGCCTGCTCGGTCTCGGGTTCAACCCGGGGCTGGTGGACGGGATCGAGGGGCCGAAGACGCTGGCAGCGGCGCAGGCCTATGTGGCCGCTCGCACGGCGCCGAAGGCGACGCCGGCCGCGGTGGCGCCCGACGAGCTGCCGTGGCTCGCAATCGCCCGGGGCCTGATAGGGCTGCGCGAGATCCCCGGACCGGCGCACGAGGCCGAGATCGTCAAGATGTTCGCCGATGCGGGGCACGCATGGGTGCGGGATGATGAGACGGCGTGGTGCGCCGCGTTCGTCGGCGCGGTCCTGAAGCGGGCAAAGCTGGCGAACACGGGCAGCCTCGCCGCGCGGTCCTATGAGGGCTGGGGGCAGAAGCTCTCCGCCCCGATCTATGGATGCGTCGGCGTGAAGAAGCGGGCCGGTGGCGCCGCATGGCAGGGTCACCTCGGGTTCGTCGTCGGGGCCAGCACGTCGACGATCTATCTCCTCGGCGGAAATCAGGACAATGCGGTCGCGATCGACGGCTTTGCGCGCCGCGAGTTCACGGCCTTCCGCTGGCCGACCGAGGTTCCGATCCCCGCGCGCCCGCTGGCGCTGCCCACCAGCCTCGCCGGGGCCGCCTCGCGCGTCTCCGAGGCCTGACCGGCCCGGGTCGCCGCACGACGTGGCAGACGATCACAGGCAACTCGATCCCCATAGCGCGCCCACGGCGCCGCCAGCCGCGCGCGAGCAGTGGGCCGCGCTGGTGCTCTGGGCAGACACCATTCTGGCGCTGGTTCGCGCCCATGAAGAGGAGAAGTGACGATGCAGGACATTCTGGCCGGACTGATGCCCGACCTGCTGCAGCTGGTGGGCACCATTGTGGGCCTGCTGCTGTCGGCCGTGCTCTATGAGGTTCGCCGGCGGTTCGGCGTGCAGGTGCGGATCGAGGAGGGCGTCGAGCTCTCGCAGCTGCGCACGCGGCTGACCGAGGCGGTGTGGAATGCCGCGAAGGCGGCCCTCGCCGCGGGTGCTCGTGATCCGGTGGCCTTCGGCCTCGACTATCTGAAGGAGGCCATGCCGGACACTCTGGCCCGGCTCGGAGCGACCGAGGATGTGCTGGGCCATCGGTTGGCGACTGCGATCAGCGACATCAAGGATGGCCTTCGGCGTCACGAGGTGTAGCGCCAATGTGGGCCGGGCCCATCCTTGACTGGCGGCTGTCGCTCATGCTCGACGCGGCAGCCAGGCGCGTGCCGTGGCATGGCACGCTGCGGCACGCGAGGCAGAGCCGTGGCCGCGCCGTCTGATCTGTGCGCTGGCGCACACGTCGCCGCCGCGCCAGCGCCCCCTACGGCCCTATCGTCGGGGGTGTGGCAATCCTGCAACACTTTGAAAAAGCTAGGTTCTTCCGCCGGGCGACCCCATGCGGGGGGCTTTGACCCGCAAAAATTCACTTGTGCGTGCGCGCGGGAGCTCTGGTTTCTTCTTCACCCTCGGAGGGTCTGACGTGGGCAACTGGTCGGGGCGGGGCAGGGCGGTGACGCAGGCGGATCTGGCTCAGCTGTTCGGCGTCTCGGTCCCCACGGTGCAGAATTGGGTCCGCAACGGCTGCCCCTTTGTCGAGCGCGGCGGGAAGTCCAAGGCGTGGACCTTCAACACCGCCGAGGTCGCGGCCTGGCGCGAGCAGCGCGTGAGGGACGATGCCTCGGGTGTGGCCTCCGCTTCGGAGGCCGAGCTGCGGCGCCGGAAGCTCGCGGCCGAGACCGGGACGGCCGAGCTGGACTATGCCAGGGCGCGTGCAGAGGTCGCGCCTGTCGAGCAGTTCGAGAAGGCGCTCGTGAAGGTCTTCGCGGAGGTGCGGGCGCAACTGAGGGTGATCCCTTCTCGTGTTTCACGGATGATCGTGGGTTCGACGGACGAGTCGCACATCAAGGGCGTCCTCATTGCAGAGATCGATCAGGCGCTCGAGGCGCTGGCCAACGCGGACCTCCTCTCGGACGAGGACCTCGAGGACGACGGCGAGCATGAATGAGCGCTCCCTTCGGAAACCCTTCTCAGATCGTCAGAGCCGTCCGGGCCGCGCAGGAGGCACTGCGCCCGCCGCCTGACCTGCGTCCGAGCGAGTGGGCGGAGCGGGTGGTTCGGATCCCGGTGGGCAACGCGGTGCCGGGCCTGATCCGCTTCGACAACGCCCCGTATCAGCGAGAGCCGCTCGACATGACGGCGCGGCCGGACTGCCACCGGGTCACGCTTATGTGGGGGGCTCAAGTCGGGAAAACCCAGCTCGCGCTGTGCGCCCAGGGATTCCGGATCGCCCAGAACCCGACCAGCCAGATGATGATGCAGCCGTCGCAGGGCGACCTGCAGACATGGCTCGAAACCAAGTTCTCGCCGCTGGTGGAGAGCACGCCCGAGCTGAAGAGGGCCATCGCCAAACCGCGCGGGCGAGACGGCGTGAACAATCAGCGCATGAAGAGCTATCCAGGCGGCTTCCTCATGTTCAGCTGGGCGGGCAGCGCGAAGACTATGCGCGGCAGATCCGCCCCCTTCATCGTTTGCGATGAAGTCGACGGGTATGATCGAACGGACGAGGGCCACCCGGTCAGTCTTCTCTGGCAACGCGCCGCCACATTTGGCGATCAGCGGATGCTCCTCGAGATCTCCACGCCCACGATCAAGGGTATCTCCTATATCGAGGCGGCATTCGATGAAGGGGATCAGCGGCGCCTTCATGTGGCGTGCCCGCACTGTGGTGTCCTGCAGCCGATAAGGTGGGCGCAGGTGCAATGGGATAAGGATGAGGACGGCACCCACCTTCCAGAGACAGCGCGCTATGTCTGCGCAGCGCACGATCCTGAGACGGGCGAGGTGACCTGCGGCAAGCCGTGGACAGAGGGCCAGCGCGTGGCGGCGATCCGCGCCGGCGTGTGGGTGGCGTCCCGGCCGTTTCGTGGCCACGCGAGCTTTCACCTGTCCGAGCTCTACTCCCTATTCCGGCGTCTTAGCGACATCGTGCAGTCCTTCCTCGAGAAGAAGGCGGCAAACGACCTGAAGGCGTTCGTCAACGTCTCGCTGGCGGAGACTTGGGAGGAGACCGGCGAGCGGGTTGCGGCCTCGGCCCTGATCGAGCGGGCGGAGCGCTATTCGGCGCCGGTGCCGGCCGGAGCGGTGGTGCTGACCGCCGGTGTCGACATGCAGGAAGATCGGCTCGAGGTCGAGGTGGTCGGCTGGGGCCTGGGAGAGGAGAGCTGGAGTGTCGATTACAAGGTGATCTGGGGTGACCCGCTGCAGGGCGATGTCTGGGACGAGCTCGACGATTACCTGTCCCAGACCTTCCTGCACCGGTCCGGCGCCGTGCTGCCGATCTCGGCCACCTGCCTCGATACCGGCGGCCGGAAGGGCTACACGCAGGCCGCCTATGACTACGCCAAGGGGAAGACCGGGCGGCGCCTGTTCCCGATCAAGGGGATGCCGGGATGGGGCCGGCCGATCGTGGGCAGCCCGAGCCGGAAGAAGAGCGGCCAGCGCGCGCGGAAGGTCGATCTCTGGACGGTGGGCGTGGACGAGGCAAAGCTCATCGTCATGCGCCGCCTGTCCCTCACGACCGGCCCGGGCGCCTCGCACTTCCCGGCCAGCCGGGACCCGGAGTGGTTCCACGGGATCACGGCCGAGCAGCTGGTGACCAAGCATGTCCGCGGGTTCGCCGTCCGAGAGTGGCACAAGACGCGGCCGCGGAACGAGCCGCTCGACTGTCGGGTCTACGCTTACGCCGCGCTGAAGATCGTCAACCCGAACCTCGCCGCCTATGCCAAGCGCCTGGCCTGCGAGGACGAGGACGAGCCGGAGGAGGATCACTCTGCCGACGCCGGCAAGGCGATCCCGCAGGTGGTGCCCACCGGTCCCACGACGGCCCCGCGCGCTACCGATGCGCCAGAGGTAGACCGACCGGAGACCGTGCAGCCTGCGGCCAAGAAGCCCAAGCGCCGGCGGCGCCAGATCGGCACCCCGTGGGCACAACGATGGTGAGCAATGTCCCTGATCCCTTCGACGCTCCGCGCGGGTGAGACGATCACGATCCCGGTCACGCTGACCGCGCTCCCGCCGCCGGACTGGTCCCTGACCCTGATCCTGCGGGGGCCGGATCAGATCGACCTCGTTTCAGCACCGGACGGTGCGGCACACACTTTCAGCGCCGCGGCCGCCATCACGAGCGAATGGGCCGCCGGCAAATACTGGTGGTCGCTGCGCGCCACGATGGGCACGACGGTGGTGATCGTCGAGGAGGGGCAGCTGGTCGTTCTGGGAGACCTCGCCCTCGTCGCCGGGCCGCATGACGGCAGCAGCCATGCCGAGCGCGTGCTGCGGGCGATCGAGGCCGTGATCGAGGGCCGCGCGAGCATCGACCAGCAGAAGTATACCATCGCAGGGCGCGAGCTGTGGCGCACGCCGGTGGCCGATCTCCTTCTCCTGCGGAGTCGCTATCGGGATGAGGTCCGGCGGGAGCAGCAGGCGGGCCGCAAAGGGCAGAGCCTGCTCGGGCGTGTCATCAAGGCGAGGTTCCTGTGATGTTCTGGACCTTCCGCCGCTCGATGGATGCCGCCCCGGCCGCCGCCCCGGTCGAGCCGCCCCTGACGCGCCCCAAGGAAGGCGCGCGTGCGGGGCGCTACAACCCGATGCTGGCGCGTCGCATGATGCCCTCTGCCGCGCGGGCAGACCGCCTCACGGCCAGCTGGCCCAGCACGCCGCTGCCGGCCGACGACATCATCCGCCGGCATCAGCGCGTGATCGTGGCCCGCTCGCGCGAGCAGGCCGCGAATAACGACTATGCCCGGGCTTTCCTGCGCATGGCCGTGCAGAACGTGGTCGGATCGACCGGGATCAGGATGCAGGCGCAGGCCCGGGACCCGGATGGTTCGCTGGACCAGGTGGCGAACGACGCGCTCGAGGTGGCGTGGTGGGACTGGTGCCGCCGTGAAAACTGCGACGTGTCGGGGCGCCGGTCGTTCCGGGCGATGCAGGCCGCAGCGATTCAGTCGGCCGCGAAGGACGGCGAGTTCGTCGTCCGCAAGGTCTACGGCCGGGATGCCGGCCCGTGGGGCTTCGCCCTGCAGCTACTCGATCCGCAGCGCTGCCCGGTCGATCATGATGAGGACTTGCGCCGGGACGGAAGCTTCGTCCGGCACGGGATCGAGTTCAACCGCTTCGGGCGTCCACTGGCCTATCTCTTCACGACCACCGACGAGCGCGAGGCCGACTACTTCTACGGCAGCCGGGCCTTCGTGCGGATCCCGGCCGCCGAGATCATCCACGGCTTCCGGGAGGAGATGGTCGGGCAGAAGCGGGGCCTGCCGTGGATGGCCACGAGCCTGTGGCGGATGCAGATGCTCGCGGGCTACGAGGAGGCCGCGCTGGTCAACGCGAGATCCTCGGCCGCCAAGGGCGGGTTCCTGAAATGGGAAGAGGGCTATGGCCCTGAGCTCGACGAGGAGGAGGATCTCACGGTCGACGTCGAGCCAGGCACCTGGCAGGAGCTGCCGGCCGGGGTGACGCCGGTCCCGAACCATCCGCCCTATCCGGTGGGCGAGACGGCGCCCTTCCGGAAGGAGATGCTGCGCGGGATCGCTGCAGGTCTGGGCGTGGCTTACAACGGTCTGGCCTCGGATCTCGAGGGCGTGAATTTCTCCTCGATCCGGCAGGGTGCGCTCGATGAGCGCGAGTACTGGAAGGAGCTGCAGGAGTGGCTCGTCGAGACGCTGATCGACGAGGTTTTCAAGGAGTGGCTCCCGCGTGCGCTGCTCGCCGGTCGGGTCAAGACGCCCAAGGGCGGAACGCTGAAGGCCGAGCGCATGGACAAGTACCGCGAGGTCGAATGGCAGCCGCGGCGCTGGCCGTGGATCGACCCGCGCGCGGATGTGGCCGCGGCCGTCGAGATGAAGAACAACCTGATGGGGTCGTTCGGCCAATTCATCCGCGACCAGGGGAAGGATCCGAGCACCGTCTGGCGCGAGGTGGCCGAGGACATCAATCAGATGCGAGCGGCGGGCATCCCGGACGAGTTTATCGCCGTCGTGATGGGCAAGCAGACCGGGGCTATCCAGTCGGCCCGTGACGCAGCTGCGGACGGGTCCGCGCCGCCCTGACCCGCCGCTATTGCGCGCCAGAGGCTACAGCGCCCGCGCCGTGGTGATCTGCCGCGGACTGAAGGATTTGGAGTCGCTTTCGATGGCAGAGATTACCGGCCCGTTCCCGTTGCCCGGCTTTGTAATCGACCTCGCCGCCATCGCTGCGGCTGCGGGGCACGCTCAAGCCGCCGGAGAAGCTGCGCTGTCGGCCGCCGGCACCAAGGAAGCGGTCGAAGAACTTGCTGTCCAAACTGGTCTGGCGGCCGAAGCTGCGGCGCGGGCGGCTTACGGGGTGCCGTTTCTGAGCTATGCGGAGGCTCTGGCCGGGGACAAGCCGGCGCCACTCATCCGTGTCTTTGCAATTTGCTTTGGGAGACTCCTCACTTGGCTGAGAGAGCCGGGCGGGCCGTGTCTCGGAGGCGGGTGGGCGCCGGACGGTGATGTGACGCCTGAGCATTTTGGAGCCGTTGGTGATCGCATAACCGACGATGGTCCAGCTTTTAGGGCTGCGCGGGATTATCTGGCCTCCAAGGGCGGCGGGACGATCAAGCCGCGCGCAAGGCCATACCTTTTTGCGTCGACTGAAACGAGAAGCTATTACCTGATCGGGACCTCCTCGTCCTCCATTCAGGCTGTGCCGGTCTGTCTCGCACTTCCGGCAGGAGTTTCGCTTGTCGGTCCCAATGAGCGAGCCGAATTGACCTGCTCTATTGTCAGTGCCGCGGCCATCGTGGCTCTGGAAGATTACGGGCACGGGGCAATCGCTGATGTCGATATTGTCGGCATGGGGGCAGATGGCAACGCTACCCACGGCATCCTGACAATGGTCACGGACGATACCGAGCACGTCATCGAAAGGATGCGGCTGGAGCGCATCAGCGTGCGCGACGTCGGCTCCTACGGGATCGGGATGCAATATTGCGGGGTTCGTGGCTGCGTTGTCCGCGATATCGACATTAAAAACACCGGGTCTGACGGCATTGACTGGAAGATCCGCGGGCCGAACGGGCAGAAGACGCCATCTGAAAGCGTTGTCTTCGACACGATCAGCATCAGGACCTTTGGCGTGCGCCTGCCTGGCGGGTCTTCCACGGGCATTGGTCTGCGCGGCATGGCGCAGCTGAAAAATATCAGCATTTTCGACATCGGTCCCGGACAAGTCGGTCTTGCACTTATGCCCGGGATCAACGCCATTGCCACGGCAGACCTTCGTCGCTCGGCAATTTACGCTGAGGTCAATGGAGTTTATGTCGAGGGTCGTGGGCCGCGACAGGAGCAGCCAGCCATCGGCGTTCAGGCGTATGCTGTAGACCGCTGCATTATCTCTGGTGTGGTTGCCAGGCACTGCACCATCTCGGATCAGGTGGCTGCTACTTCGCCACCGGCGCCTTTGCATGGGCCGGTGTGGCGAAACCTGATGATTACCCCGCCCCACGGCGCCTACGCGGCGATGACCGTCAGCCTCCACCGGTCCAGCGTGGAGCTTGTGGTCCAGTCCGATTATGACTGGTTCGACGTTCGGGCCGGAACGGCGACGGTTGGGCAGACCGTTTTCGTCCTGCCGCTCGGGGCGCCAACTGCTGGATATGCCGTCATCAGAAATCAGACAAAGCTGGCGCTGGGAGTGGGTTACACTATCTCCGGCGGCACGATCACGCTAGCCAATCCTATGGGTGCGACTGATACCGTCTGCGTGGTTTACCCTCCCGAGCGAGCTATCAGGGTCAACGGGGACTCCTGCGTCATCACCGGGGAGTGTGATGAGTTCTGCTCCTACGGGGTGAACTATGCCACCGCCCAGAACGTGGCCACAGGCAATAACCTAGGATTCACATGGCGCAACCGACCTTCGCTAAACAAGCAAGCGACGGCCTCGGCGCAACTCTTGGTCACTAGCCCCAACACAGACGAGGACCTACGGCTTATCCCGCAGGGGGCCGGCAGGGTCCGCGTGGAGAACGGGCTGCGCCTCGGGTCCACGACCTGCCCAACAGGCACCTTCACGACTGTCGATGGCAAGACGGTCACGATTACCGGCGGCGTCGTGGTTGGCATCAGCTGAGCAGCGCGGTCACGGTAGGCTCGCGCGCCAGAGGAAGGCGCGCCATCGCCGTGGCTTTATCGGCTGGCAATTCGACCGGGGGCCACATGGCGCGCATGATTACTCTGGATGCCTCGCTTTTTTGGGGGAAGACGACGGCCGTTATGGCTCGCCTCAACGAGCTTTCCCCGATGGGTGACGGCGACTGGATTGAGTTCACGCGGTCGGTCACCCCCGAGCAGATCAACGCGAACCGAGAAGACGGGCCGCTGCAGCGGTTCGGCGAGGTTCGGCAGATCGACACGGAGTCCCGAACCGTTGAGCTGGCATTCTCGAGCGAAACGCCGGTGGAGCGCTGGTTCGGAGAGGAGATCCTCGATCACAGCCCAGGCGCCATGCGCATGGGCCGGATCGAGGGCGGCGCGCCGCTGCTGGTCACCCACGATTGGGACGATCAGATCGGCGTCGTCGAGAGGGTCTGGATCGGCGACGACCGGCGGGGCCGGGCGAAGGTGCGCTTCGGGAAGAGCGCGCGGGCCGAGGAAATCTGGACCGACGTGGTGGACGGCATCCGCAAGCACGTCTCGGTGGGTTACCGAGTCTACAAGGTCGAGGTGACGACGCGCAAGGGCTCGTCGGACCTCATCCGCGTGACCGATTGGGAGCCCTACGAGATCAGCATCGTCCCGATTCCGGCTGACCCGACGGTGGGCGTCGGTCGGTCGCTGGACGGAGACGGCGAGCGCGGCGGCCGGCATGGCAATCAGCAAACGAGGAACGAGATGAAACACCGGACGTATCGCGACGCCCAGGGCAATCTGGTGCGCGTGCAGGTGAATGAGGACGGCACGGATGTGGCTGGCTCGGAGGAGATCCTCGAGCGCGCCGCCGCGCCCGCCAATCCGGCGCCGGGCCGGACCGCGGCCGACGAGCAGCGGATCCGCGAGGCGGCCACGGCCGAGGAGCGTGAGCGCGTCCGGTCGATCACCACGACCGCCCGCTCCGCGGGCGCGACCGAGGACTTCGTGCGCCAGCACCTCGAGCGCGGCAGCACCGTGGCCGACTTCAACGCTGCGCTCCTGGCCGAGATAAACCGGCAGCGCGGGGCGGGCCTGGGCGAGGGCGGGAACCAGATCGGCATGTCCGACCAGGAGGTGCGCTCCTACCGCTTCACGCGGCTGATCCGCGCGCTGGCGAACCCGACCGACCAGACGCTGCAGCGCGAAGCCGCCTTTGAGTTCGAGTGCGCCCGCGCGGCCGAGGGGCGCGCCCACCGGGCACCGAAGGGCACTCTGGTGCCGGTGGACGTGCTCACCCGGGCGATCAACACCGGGACCGGCGGCGCCGCCGCGGGCGACACCGGCGGGTATCTGGTGCCGAACACGCTGCTCGCCTCCAGCTTCGTGGACATGCTCCGCAATCGGGCCGTGCTGATGCAGCTCGCGACCCTGATCGGCGGAATCGTCGGCACCGTCGACGTCCCGAAACAGACCGGCGGCGCGTCGGGCTACTGGATCGGCGAGGACGACGAGGCCACGCTCTCCGCCATGTCGTTCGGCCAGTTCACCCTGACCCCGAAGACGGTGGCGGGCATGACCGAATGGACGCGGCGCATGATGATGCAGTCGTCGCTCGATATCGAGGTGCTGGCCCGTCGCGACCTCGCCACGGCTCTCGCGCTGGCGCTCGACTACGCGGGGATCTACGGCAGCGGCACCAACTTCATGCCGCTCGGCATCGCGAACATGCCCGGCATCAATGCGGTCGACTTCGCCACCGCATCGCAGCCCACCTACGCCGAGCTGGTGAAGATGGAGACCGAAATCGCGGCGGACAATGCCGACGTGGGTTCGATGGCCTACCTGCTGAACGCGCGGCAGCGCGGCCACATGAAGACCACGCCGAAGTTCGCGTCCGGCACCGACCAAGGCGTGATCTGGGAGACCGGGAACACGGTGAACGGCTACCGGACCGAGGTCACGAACCAGATGGCGAACACGGACACGCTGTTCGGCAACTGGTCGGACCTTCTGATCGGCATGTGGGGCGGCCTCGACATCACCGTCGACCCGTTCACCCACTCGGCCCGCGGCCGGACCCGCATCGTCATGATGCAGGACGTGGACATGAATGTCCGCCGCGCCGAGAGCTTCTGCCTCGGCCGCAAGAGCTGATTGCCGTGAGGGCCGCTCCGCGCGGCCCTCCTCGCCCCATCCTTCGGAGATTGTGCCATGAAGGCAAAGATTGTCTCGCTCGCCGCTCTGGCGGCGCTCACCGCCACGGGCAACGGCTCGGCCGTCGACGTGGCGGAATTCGTCGGCCATGCCCAGCTGATCCTGTCGCACTCGGCGCCCGGGGGCACCACGCCCACCTGGGACTTCAAGCTGCAGACCAGCGACGACGGCAGCACCGGCTGGGAGGATTACCATACCTTCGCGCAGATCGCCGGCGGCGCCTCCGCTGGCATCGTCACGGCCGAGATCGACGCGGACGGGCTCGGGAAATACGTCCGGCTGGTCCGCACCGCCGGCGGCACGAGCCCGACGATCTCGGCCGCCCTCTCGATCGTCGGGAAGACCCGCACGATGCCCTGACACGGACGCCGCCGCGCGCGGCGTCCCATTTTTCGGAGAACGAGACGATGAAGAAGATCAAAGTTACGTCGGCCTTCGTCCTGTCCGGTGGAGCCATCGCCCGGCCCGGCCAGGTGGTCGACGTGGACGCGGCCCTCGCGGCCGAGATGGTCCGCCGCGGCAAGGCCGAGGTTGCGCCCGATCCGGCTCCCGCGCCGGTCGAGGCTCCCGCCGAGCCCGCGCCTGCCGAGCCGACGGCCGCCGCGGAGCCCGCGGCGCCGAAGGGCAAGGCCAAGGCCGAGAAGGCCGCCGCCCCGGGCGAGGGCGCCTGAATGCCCGCGCCGGCATGGGAGGATATGTCGGTCTTCTTCGCCGATTTCGCCATGCCGGCGCGCCTGCTGCGGGGTGGGGCCCTCGTGCGCCCGCTCCGCGTGATCTTCGACGAGCCCGCGGTTGACGCGCTGCTCGGCGTGCCTCGGCGGGATGGCGCGGGCCGCCAGACGCGGTTCGAGACTTCCACGCCCACCGCGCTCGCGCGCGAGGCCGAGGCGGCCGGCGCGGTCCGGGGCGATGAGCTTGAGATCACCTTCCCGGAAGGCCCGCGCGTCTTCGACGTCATGAGCTCGCCCGAGGTCGACGGCACCGGACTGGCGACGTTCCGGCTCGCTCCCCAAGCGGGCAGCGGTGGCCGCTGATGGCTTGGACCAGCCGCACCGGGAATCCGTCCGTCGCCCTCGATATCGACACGAGCGAGATTGCCCGCCTGATCGGCGATCTCGGCTCGAGCGAGAAGGACGTGCAGAAGGCCATGTCGCGGGCCCTGCGCCGCACCGCCTCGGCGCTGCGGGTGCGGGCCTCGAAGCGCGTGGTGCCCGAGATAGGCCTGCGCAAGGCAATGGAGTTCCGGCGGCGGCTGCGGGACATGCGCGTGCGTATCGACCGGGACGGCGGCGAAATCGGGATCTGGGTCGGGCTGAACGACATCGGGGTTTCCCGGTTCAAGGGCCGGGCCGTGCGCACGCCGGGCGGGGCCCGGTTCCGCGATACCGAGTTCACCGGCGCCTTCGTGGCCAAGTATCGCGGCAAACGCTCGATCTGGAAACGCCGCGGCGCGGCCCGCTTTCCGGTCGAGGAGCAGAAGCTGGCGATTCAGGACCGGGTGCAGATCATCCTCGAGGACGAGATCTTTCCGGACGCGGTGGACACCTTCATGAAGCTCTTCATGGCTGACCTGCGGGCTCGCAGCATCTACGGAGTCGGGAAGTGAAACAGCCGAACACTGCGCTCGATCTGGACGCGCTCTTCGACGCCGTGGCGGCCTCGATCTCCGCCGCATTTCCGGCGCTGGCAATGGTCGAGGACTGGCCCGAGGATCGGCGGACCCTGCCGCTGCCGTGCTGCCTGATCGAGCTCATGGACCTCGAGCCGACGGATGATCCCGGGACCGGGCAGCTGGCCGCCATCGCGACGATGCAGGCGCGCGTGCTGATGAGCTTCCGCGCGGCGGGCGCAAAGCGGGCGGTGGCCAAGCTGGCCGCCGAGGTGGCACATCACGTCAAGGGCCAGCGCTGGGGCCTGCCGGTCGAGCCGGCCGTCCTGACGGTCATCGCGCCAGACGACTTCGATCCGGAGCTCGATCAGTTCGAGGTCTGGGCGATCGAGTGGCGACAGACCGTCCATATCGGCACCAGCATCTGGGACAATGACGGGACGCCGCCGACGCAGGTGCTGGCCTCGTGGGCGCCGGACGTGGGTGAGGATCACGAGGGCGATTACACCGACATCGGCGAGGCCACGGCATGAGCGACCAAGGGTTCGCGATGGGTGACGCCGAGCGCCGCCTGGCGAACGTGATCCGCTTCGCGACGGTCACGGAGGTCGACGCGGGCGCGGCGCGGGCGAAGGTGACCTTCGGCGGCGAGACGGAATCGCACTGGCTGCAATTCAGCGTGGGACGCGCGGGCGGGGCGCGGATCTGGTCGCCGCCCACTGTAGGCGAGCAGGTGCTCGTGCTTTCGCCCAGCGGAGACACGGGGCAGGGCGTGATCATCGGGAGCCTGCCGAGCAACAGCAACCCGAGCCCATCGAGCGACGGTGGCGCCATGGTGCTGAAGCTGGGCCCGGTGGTGATCACGATCACGGCTGGCGGGATCCAGGCGGTGGTGTCCGGTGTCACGCTCACCCTGACCGGCGCGGGGCTCAATGTCGACGGCGGCCAGGTGACCCACAACGGGACGAACATCGGCGACACGCACCAGCATCCCGAGAGCATCGGCTCGATCACCGGGCCGCCGCAGTAGCGAAAGCCACCAGAGGAGCGCACGCGTGCGCGCGGGCATCCTCGCGCCATGATCGGCACCAGCGCCACCACCGGCGGGCCTCTGACAGGACTGCAGCACCTGCACCAGAGCATCCGCGACATTCTCACTACTCGCAAGGGCGAGCGGGTGATGCGGCGCGACTATGGATCGCTGGTGCCGGATCTGGTCGACGCGCCGCTGAACGACGAGACCCTCGTCGATCTCTACGCCGAGACCGTGGCGGCGCTCACGACATGGGAGCCGCGGATCGCGGTGGAGCGGGTCACGGCCTCGATCCCGGGGCCGGGCCGCGTGGTGCTGTCTCTGAGCGGGGTCTATGCGCCCACGGGTGAGCCTGTGCGCGTCGACGGAATCGAGGTGACCTGATGGCGGGCAACTTCACGGCGATCGATCTCTCGCTCCTGCCCGCGCCGGCCGTGGTCGAGGTGGTCGACTTCGAGGCGATCCTGGCCGAGATGCTGGCGGACCTGCAGCTGCGGGCGCCAGAGTTCTCCGCGCTGGTCGAAAGCGATCCCGCCTACAAGATCCTGCAGGTGGCGGCTTATCGTGAGGTGATCGTGCGGCAGCGCGCGAACGAGGCCGCCCGGGCCGTGATGCTGGCCTATGCCATCGGCTCCGACCTCGAGCACCTCGCAGCCTTCTTCGGGGTCACGCGCCTCGTGATCGACCCGGGCAACCCGGACGCGCTGCCGCCGGTGCCGCCCACCTATGAGACGGATGCGGACCTGCGGCGCCGCACGCAGCTCGCGCTCGAGGGCTACAGCACGGCAGGGCCCAGCGGCGCCTACATCTTCCACTCGCTGTCTGCCGATGGCGCCGTGCTCGATGCCTCGGCGACAAGCCCGGACCCGGGGCAGGTGCTGGTGGCCGTGCTGGCTCGCACGGGCGACGGGACCGCTGGATCCGAGCTGCTGGCCAAGGTCAATGCCGCGCTGAATGACGACTCGGTGCGGCCCCTCTGCGACGCTGTGACGGTGCAGAGCGCCGAGATCGTCGAATACACGATCGAGGCCGAGCTCTTCTTCAACAGCGGCCCGGATCAGGCCGCGGTCCTCGCCACGGCGCAGGCAGCGGCCGAGGCCTATGCGGAGGCGCAGCACCGGATCGGGCTGCCCGTGACGCTCTCCGGCATCTATGCCGCGCTGCATCAGCCCGGAGTGGCCCGGGTGGACCTGACGGCGCCCAGCGCGAACATCGCCATTTCGGCGACGCAGGCGAGCTACTGCACCGGCATCACGCTCGAGAACGGTGGCATCCTGTGACCGAGTATATCCCCTACGTCTACATGACGCCGGAGGGGGAGCCGGCCGTGGACGAGGATGGAAACCTCCTCATCACGTTGCAGGAGGCCCCGCCGGAGCCCGAGCCGGAACCTCTGCCAGAGGTGCCGTCGCTGCTGCCGGCCAATGCGACGCCGGCCGAGCGGGCGCTCGAGCAGGCGACGTCGCGCGTGGGCGCCGTGCCAACGCCGCTCCGCGCGCTCTGGAACCCGGACGAATGCCCGGCGCAGCTGCTGCCGTGGCTGGCCTGGGCGCTGGGCGTGGACGATTGGGAGCCGGGCTGGCCCGAAGAGGTGCAGCGCTCGGTCATCCGCGCCTCGATCGACGTCCACCGGCACAAGGGCACGGTGGCGGCGATCAGAACGGCGATCCGGGCCGCGGGCTATCCGGATGCAGAGATCATCGAGGGCTGGGCCGCGAACCTCTACGACGGCGCCATCCACTACGACGGATCGGAGCTGCACGCCTCGGCGGACGAGTGGGCGGAGTATCGGGTGCGCCTCCTGCAGCCGGTGACGGTGGCCAAGGCGAGCGCCTTGCGCAGGATCCTCGCGCGGGTGGCACCGCTCCGCTGCCACCTGAAGGTGCTCGACTATCAGGTGGCCTCGTTCGTCTACGACGGCGAGCACCTCTACGACGGATCAATCACACACGGAGTCGTGTAATGGCAACGCTGCCCGAATTGCCCGAGTGGGTCGCAGGCATCTATCAGATCGAGACCACGGATCCGGTGCTCGGCGGCACGCCGAACGAGGAGACGGGCGCGGGCAAGACGAACATCCCGGCGCTGCAGCTGGCCAAGCGCTCCGCATGGTTGAAAAAACTCCTCGAGGATGCCGGGATGGTGACGGACGCCGCCGCGTCTGTGACCAACTTCGACACGATCACCAAGGCGGGTTGGTATTTCGGGCCGGCCGGGACGACGGGGGCGCCGGATACGGCCGCCTACACCCTGCAGCACCTGCCCGGCAACTCGGTCACGAACGCCGCCCAGATCGCGTGGCGCGCTGGCGGGGCGCAGCCCTATGTGCGCCGCAAGGCGGGCGGGACGTGGGGCGGATGGGGGCAGCTGGCCACCGTCGACGCGCTGGCGGCGGGGTTCTCCATCAACACCTCCGGCGATGGCTATATCAAGCTCCCCAACGCGCTCGGCGGCCTGATCATCCAGTGGGGCAACGGCCTGACCTCGACGAGCGGGGCCACCGCGAACACATTCCCCATCACCTTCCCGACCGCCTGCCGGACCATCGCGGCGGTCGACCTTAACGGGGCCGCGGCTTCGGTAGGGGCGCATGTGATCTCGATCGCCGACATCACGGCCACCGGGTTCAACGCGGCCAGCTGGACCCTTGCGGGCGCGGCCGCCAACTCTCCGTTCAAATACATCGCGATCGGACACTGAGGGGCGCCATGCTTTATTCGGCTTCGACGAACAGCTTCTACACCCGGGAAATCCACGGCCCGGCGGTGCCGAAGGATGCCGTGGAGATCTCGGCCGCCGAGCACTCGGCCCTGATGTCCGGGCAGGCGCGGGGCATGATGATTGCGGCCGACACGCTCGGCCGGCCGATCCTGAAGGAGCGGCCCACGCCCACGGCGGCCGAGGCGCTGGCGGCGGAGCGGGCCCGTATGGTCGTGAGCCGGTTTCAGGCCAAGGCGGCCCTGCACGCCGCTGGCCGCCTCGCTGACGTCGAGCGCGCCGTCGCCGCGGCAGACCCCATCACCCGCATTGCTTGGACCGACGCCGGGGAGTTCCGCCGTTCGAGCCCGACCATCGCCGCGCTGGCCGCCGCTGTCGGCATGACGGACGAGGAGGTCGACAACCTCTTCCGCTCCGCCGCTGAGATCACGGCCTGACCGCCAGAGGAAGGGGGCGTCGCCCGCGGGCATTCTGCGGGCGAATGCAACCTTGTGAGGCCCCCTATGCCCGAGACTTTCCTTCACGGCGTCGAGGTGATCGAGGTCGACAGCGGCACGCGGCCGATCCGCACCGTCCGGTCCGGCGTGATCGGCATCGTGGGCACCGCGCCGGACGCTGACGCCACGGCCTTCCCGCTCAACACGCCGGTGCTGATCGCCGGCAGCCGCACGGACGCGGCCAAGTTGGACACGACCGGCGACGGCCTCGGCACGCTGCCCAAGGCGCTGGACGGCATCTTCGACCAGATCGGCGCCGTCGTGATCGTGGTCCGCGTCGAGGTGGGCGAGGACGACGCCGAGACGCTCGCGAATGTCGTGGGCGGGGTCTCGTCGGTCAACGGCCAATACGAGGGCGTGCACGCGCTGCTCGGCGCCGAGAGCGTGGTGGGCTTCGCGCCCAGGATCCTCTGCGCGCCCGGCTGGACGCACCAGCGCCCCGGCGAGACGCCCGGCGCCAACCCGGTGGTGTCCGAGATGGTGGGCATCGCGGAGCGGCTGCGGGCCGTGATCGTGGCGGACGGGCCGAACACGACCGACGCGGCGGCCATCGCGGCCGCGGGCGACTTCGGGTCGCCGCGCGTCTATCTCGTCGATCCGTGGGTCACCGTCCTGAATGCGGCCGGCGCCATCGTCTCGGAGCCGCCGTCCGCGCGCGTCGCGGGCATGATCGCCAAGATCGACAACGACCGCGGCTTCTGGCACTCGCCGTCGAACCAGAACATCAACGGGATCACCGGCACCACGCGCCCCGTCGACTTCAAGCTCGGCGATGCCAACTGCCGCGCGAACCTGCTGAACGAGGCGAACGTCGCCACCATCGTGCGGCAGAACGGCTATCGCCTGTGGGGCAACCGCACGCTGTCGGCAGACCCGAAATGGGCTTTCCTTTCGGTGCGCCGCACGGCCGACATGCTGAACGACAGCCTGCAGCGCGCGCACCTCTGGGCGGTCGACCGGAACATCACCAAGACCTATCTCAACGACGTGGCCGAGGGCGTCAACGGCTACATCCGCAGCCTGATCGCCCAGGGCGCGCTCCTCGGCGGCCGGTGCTGGCCCGACCCGGACCTGAACACTCCGGCGAACATCGCGCAGGGGAAGGTCTTCTGGAACTTCGACTTTGCGCCGCCGTATCCGGCCGAGCACATCACGTTCCGGTCGATTCTGAACACGGACTATCTCGACGAGCTGGTCTGATGCAGGTGGTCTCGCGCAAGGAAGCACAGGCAGCTGGCGCGACGCACTTCTTCACGGGGCGGCCGTGCCGACATGGCCATGTCGCCCTGCGATACACCTCGAACAAGAGATGCGTGAAGTGCGCCTACGAGGGCTATGGGGAGGGTAGGTGGCGCCATCGCGAGCAGGCACGCACGCGAGGGGATCAGTTCTACTCTGGCCGGCCGTGCCCGCAGGGTCACACGAAGCGCTATGCCTCGTCGGGCGTGTGCGTCGAATGCGCTAAGGACCGCGGCCTCGCGAGGAGCCGCGCGATCCGTCGGAGCCGCCCCGCGTGGTTCTCGGGTCATGACGCCGCCGCGATTTCCCGGATGCGGCGGATCGCAGAGGTGATGACGGAAGCGACCGGTGAGCCGTGGGAGCCGGATCACATTCTTCCCCTTGGCGGGCGGAATGTGTGCGGCCTGCACGTCGCCGCGAACATTCAAGCCATGCCGCGGCGCCTGAACCGCCGCAAGAGCAACAGGATCGACGAAATGGAGGTGGCCTATGGCTGCGCGTGACATTCTGAAAAACTTCGCCGCCTTCATCGATGGGCGGGGCTACGCAGGGCAGGCGACGAGTGTGTCGCCCCCGGACCTCAGCATCATGACCGAGGATTTCCGGGCGGGCGGCATGGATGGCCCGGTGGCGCTGGACATGGGGCAGGAGGCGCTCGAGTCGTCCATTGTGCTCTCGGCTTATTCGGCTGATGTGCTCCCGCTCTGGGGCGTCGGCAACGGCCTCAGCGTGCCGATGACGCTCCGGGGTGCGCTCGAGAGCTACGATGGCACGGTGAAGCCGGTCGAGATCAATCAGCGCGGGATTATCACCACCATCGCCCGCGGAGAGTGGACTCCGGGGCAGGTGGCGCCGCTGACCATCACCATTCGGCTGGACTACTACAAGGAGACCGTGGGCGGCGTCCTGATGCACGAGATCGACCTCGTGAACATGATCCGCATCGTGGCCGGCGTGGACCGGCTCGCGGCCCAGCGCGCGGCGCTCGGCATCTGATCGGGGAAAGGGAATAGGCAATATGGACGACAAACCGAAGTACCTGACCGAGAACGCTGACGGGACGGTGACCGTGGAGCTGCGCTCCGGCCGTAGGATCACGATGCGCGAGCCGACCATTGCGGATCAGTTGGCGACGAAGGGCAACAACGAGGAGCGCGAGCTGACCCTCGTCGGAAACCTCTGCCTCCTGTCGCCGGAGGAGGTGCGGGCGCTCACGCTGCGCGACTACCAGCGCGTGCAGGCCGCCCTGATGCTTTTTCGCGACTGAGCCCCAATGACCTGCGCCAAGCCGTTCTCCGGCTGGCGCACTTCACCGGCTGGGGCTCGGAGGAGATTCTGCGAATGCCGGTGAGCCAGCTCCTGTTCTGGATTGAGGGCCTGCCCCGTGGCTAACCAGCGCCTTAATGCCCGCATCGTCATCGGCGCAACCGTCTCGGACACGCTGGGAAAAGCGGTGCGCACCGTCCAGACCACACTCGGCGGGCTCAATGGCGAGGGCTTTGCGGGCGCGCAGGCGAAGCTGGGAGCGGCCATCCGGAAGAATGATGCCGCACTGGCCGAGGCCCGGATGGGCGTGCTCGACGCTGTGGGCGCCTTCTACACCCTGAAGGGCGCGCTGGGCGCCCCGATCAACGCCGCTGCCTCATTCGAGACCGTGCTCGAGGACATCGGGCAGAAGGCGGACATACCGGTCGAGAAGCTCGGCGCGCTGGGCGAGCAGATCAAGGAAGTTGCCCGCGACACGAACCAGAGCGCCATGACGATCGGTGCCGCGGTCGACGCGCTCGCCGGCCGCGGCGCCGCCACGGATGTGGCCTTGGCCGCCGCCGCCCCGATCGGGAAAGCCGCAACCGCCTATCGCGCCTCGACGGATGATCTGGCCGCCGCCGCGTGGAGCGCGGTGGACAACCTCAAGGTGCCTGCTGACCAGATCGAGCTGGCCCTCGATGCCATGGCGCAGGCGGGCAAGGCAGGCGCGTTTGAGCTGCGCGACATGGCCACCTATTTCCCGACGCTCGGCGCGGCCTATCAGGGCCTCGGGCAGACGGGTGTGGATTCGGTCGCGGACCTCGCCGCCGCCCTGCAGATCGTGCGGAAAGGGACCGGCGACGCGAGCACGGCGGCCACGAACCTCGGCAATGTCCTGCAGAAGATCTACGCGAACCCGACGCAGAAGGGTTTCAAGAAGCTCGGGATCGACATCCGCAAGGAGATGGAGAAGGCCGCCAAGGCCGGGCAGACGCCGATCGAAGCCATTGCGGAGATCACGAACAAGGCGCTGGGCGGCGACCTGTCCCGGCTTGGCGAGATCTTCGAGGACGCCCAGGTGCAGGCCGGTATGCGGTCGCTGATCCAGGGCATGGACGAATACAAGCGCATCCGGCAGGAGGCCATGCAGGCCTCGGGCGTGCTCTCGGCCGACTACGAGCGCCGGATCCGCACCGCGGCCGGGGCCACGGCGCGCTGGGACGCCAGCCTCGAGCGTCTGTCCATCAGTCTCGGAACCGCCCTGCTGCCGCCGCTGAACGAGTTGCTCGACAGGCTCATTCCCGTGGTGGACGCGGTGGGCCGGTGGGTCGAGGCCAATCCAAAGCTGGCATCCGGGATCGTCGCCGCGGGTGCCGGCCTCATCGCGTTCAAGGGCGCCCTGTCGGCCATTAAGTTTGTCGGTCTGCTGGGCAAGGGTGGAGCGCTTAATCTCCTGGCCCTCGGGATGAACACGGTTGGCAAGGCGGCATTCAAGATGGGCGGCGCGGCGCGCGAGGCGGTGGCGCTGCAGAACGCCCTCGGGGCGATGAGCGGAGGCCAGCAGCTCACGGGCATTCAGAAGCTCGGCGCTGGCTTGGGGGCTGCCGCGAGGGCTGCGCCCGGGCTTGGTGGTCTGGTTGCCGTGATCGGCGGCATCAGCGCACCAGCATGGCTTGGTATTGCGGCCGCCATCGGCGCGGTCGGGCTGGCATGGAAGTACTGGGACAGGGTCTCATCCATCGTCTCAGGAGTGGCGGCGCGGATCGGAGAAGCGCTGCAGCCCATGATTGACTTCGTCGGCGATAAGATGGTGGCGCTCAAGACGGTGATCCGCGGTGGCGTAGGCAGTATAGCCGAGGCCATGGGGGCTGACAGGGAGAAGGCGGTTGCCGCGTTCGACCGGTTGATGAGCGCATTCAACTTTGAGACGATCAAAGCGAAGTGGGTGGAGTTCAAGTCCTGGATCGGTAGTTTCTTCCAGAACCTGTTCACCCGTGAAACGCTGACCGATGAGCGGAAGGCGGAGTTGCAGCGCGCCGGGTATGAAGCGGCTGATTGGCTGATCGAAGGCTTCAAGGCGTTGCCCGGCCAGATGGTCGAGCTTGGAGCCGAGATCATCCAGTCCCTGTGGGATAGCGCCGCAAGCGTGTTCGGGCGTCTTGTTGCGTGGGCTGCGGGGCCGGAGACCGCGAGCCGTCTTACGGCTGGCTTCAAGGCTCTGCCCAGTCAGATGCTTACGCTAGGTGCCGAGATCATCCAGTCTTTGTGGGATGGCATGAAGTCTGTGTTCGATCGCCTTGTGGCATGGGTAGGCGAGCGGACCTCGGCGATGTTTCAGCCATTGAGGGACGCAAAGTCGTGGGTTGGCTCGTGGTTCAGCGACGGCCCGGCCGCACCCCCGGCAGCGGACGGCGCTGCCCCAGCGCCTGCCGCGCCGGTGCCTGCTCGGGCGGTAGGCGGCTACTTCGGCAAAGGGCCGGTGCTGGTCGGGGAGAAGGGGCCCGAGCTGCGCTTCGAGAACCGCGCCGGCTTCATCGCGACGGCGCGGCAGACCGCGGCCCTGATGCCGGGACTCGAGTCTACACCTGCTGCAGAGCATGGGCGCGAGGCCCGGCCAGAGCTGGGCGCCCACTTCCGCCAGCCTGCGCCCGAGCGCCCGCTCGCGCAGCCGGAGGTGGGTGCGCTCTTCCGCCGGCCTACGCCCGCGCCGCCGCCCGCACCGCCGGAGGTGGGCGGCTACTTCACCCGGCCGGCCGCCGCCCTCGAAGCGCCGCAGCCGCAGCCGCAGCCGCGCATGGGCGCGGAACCCGTGGCGGCCGGCCGGGCGCCCGCTGCCTCGGCCGGTGGTGTGTCTGTCGGGCAAATCCACATCCATGCGCAGCCCGGTCAGGACCCGCGGGCCATCGCCGAGGAGGTCATGCGCATGATCGCCGCCCGGGCGCGCGGTGCCCTTTACGATGGAGCGACCGCATGAGCCGGACCATGATGCGCCTCGGCCTCTTCAAGTTCTCGCTCGGCACGGCGGCCTATCAGGAGCTCGAGCGCTCGGCGCAATACCGGTGGGCCCGGCAGGAGCGGATCGGCACAAACGATGCCCTGCAGTTCACCGGCCTCGGGCCGGAGAGCGTCCTGTTGCGCGGGGCGATCTTCCCGCTCTTTGCTGGGTCCGGGAGCGAGCCCACTCAGCTCCGCCTTCAGGCCTCGCTCGGGTTTCCGCTGCCGATGATCGACGGCGGCGGGCGGGTGTGGGGCCTGTGGTGCGTGGAGTCGGTCGAAGAGAAGCGGAGCGTCTTTCTCGATACCGGCGCCGCCAAAAAAATCGAGTTCGACCTGCGACTGACGCGCTACGACGGGGGCTTGCGTGCGCTACTACCGTTCTAAGGATGGCGACACAGCCGACGGCATCGCGTGGCAGGTCTATGGCCGCCAGGACGGCCGCCTCGTCGAGGCACTGCTCGAAGCGAACCCGGGGCTGGCCGATCTCGGGCCGGTCCTGCCCGCAGGGCTGCGCCTGTCCATCCCGGACGCGCCCGAGCCGGTGGTGACTCAGGGGGTGCGCCTGTGGGGCTGACGACTTGGAAACCGGCGTTCCGGGTGACGGTGAACGGATCGAACGCAACGCAGCTGTTCCTGCCGCGCGTCTCAAGCATCACGATCTCGGACACGGCCGGCGTCCAGTCGGACAGCTGCGAGATCGTGTTGACCGACCATATCCCGATGATGCCGATTCAGATCCCGCCCGCGGGCGCCGAGATCGAGATCGCCCTGGGCTATCTCTTCGCCGCCCAGGTTGTCGGCTCCTATGTTGTCGACGAGATCGAGGTGAGCGGGCCGCCCGGGCAGATGAGGATCACGGGCTACGGCGCCGCGTTCGGCTCGAGCGATGGCGGGAAGAACCCGCTGACCGAGGCGAAGACGCGCAGCTGGCCGGATCAGACGACCGTCAAGGCGATGGTGGACAAGATCGCCGGCGACAGCGGATTCAAGTCGGTTGTCTCAGCCGAGGCCGCAAAGGTGAAGCTGCCCCATATCGACCAGATCGACGAGAGCGACGCGAACCTTCTCACCCGCGTCGCGCGCGAATATGGGCTGATCTTCAAGCCTGCGGGCCTGTCGCTGGTCATGTGCAAGCCGGGAGAGAGCACGAGCGCCTCGGGCCAGCCGCTGCCCACCGTCGCGCTGACGCCGAAACAGGTGACCCGCTGGTCTGTCCGGATCTCCCGCAGGGAAGCCGCCGGGAAGGTGGTCGCCGCATACCGCAACTTCGGGAGCTCCGAGCCCATAGAGATCGAGGTCGACGGTGCGCCCGAGGGCGTCGCCGGATCGGCGCAGACCAAGCGGCTACGGAAGATCTATCCGAACGAGGCCGCCGCGCGCCAGGCGGCCGAGGCCGAGGCTGCGCGCGGGAAGCGGAAGGCGGTGACGCTCACGCTGCAGCTGCCGGGTCGGGCCGACCTGATGGCCGAGGGCCGCGTGGCGCTGGCCGGGTTCCGTCAGGGCGTGGACGGCGTGTGGCTGATCACGCGGGTGCAGCACTCCGTCAGCTCGGCCGGGTGGAGCTCGATCGTCGAGGCCGAGACGCCGCCGAAGTAGGCGGCCAGTCGCTCGGCCGGTAGCCATCCAGATAGGCGCGCACGAGGCGCACGGCGGCGTCATCAATCGCTCGGTCGCCCGCCTCCCACTGGCGGATATTGCGCGCCTGCCGCCCGACGAGAGTGGCGAGGGCTGCTTGCGTCAGGCCCAGCGTTTGCCGGGCCTCGCGGAACTCGGCGGGGGTCATTGTGGCGCGACCAAGCGGCAGGTGTAACTGCCGGCAAAAAGCTCACCTTTCGCGCGCCGCCCGTTAGCCGCAGCATATGCAGCCTCCAGCGCGTCTTCGAACGTAACGGCCGAGATGTTGCCGCAATCAATCCAGCGCCCGCGCGGCCCGTGCGTTGCGACCTCAATGGCCCAGGTTTTCATCCCTCACTCTCCCATGATTGTCATGCTCTGGCGCATGGTGCGCCGGCCATACAGAGGCCGGCGGCGATGCGTCAGGCGGTGAGGTTAATGACGGTGATCGCCTCGTCGCCCCACGGATAGCGGTCGTCATCCTCCGCCGGGAAGTCTCCGTTCGCGACATACTCGGCCACGGCCATCGTGACATGATCCCACTCGGCGGCGGTCGGTGCTTCCCAGATCGCTTCCGGCGTGCGCGTCTCGTCGCTGATGGCGTGGATCGCGGTGGCAACGGCCATGTGGGTGTTGCGCGTCTCGGCCCAGCTGGTGGCGACGGCGGGCGTGGTGTAGTTGCGGATCATCTTCGGTCTCCCTCTTGAGGCTCGCTGCCTCACTTCCATGCCCTCAATATAGGCACATTGTGCCTGTGTGTCAACATGGGCTGGTGCGACAGTTTGGCGTGCCCGCGCCGTGCTCTGGGTCCGCTGCCGGAAGTGCCGGAGATGTGTCCAGATGTCAGGGCGCTCGCTCGTGCGGAAATACGGCCAAGGGGTCATGCTGGTCGACCTCGTGCGACGGCTGCGGTGCTCGAAGTGCGCCCTGCCTGCCGACGCAGCAATCATGCTCGAGCCGACGGAGGAGGCTTCGCGCGAGTTCATGGAGAGGCGACAGGAGGGCGTGAGCATCCATGCGCCGACCTTCTATTGGACGGACGGCCGGGGCTGGCACTGGCCGGAGGATTGA